AGTTCAAGTGGTGGTGAAAGTCTTTTAGCAACTGGACTAAATAAAGATAAGAGCGTCAAAGGCACGGCTGCGGTGTCCTCAGAGGAGGCAGTTGACGTAAGTTTTAATGATGTAAGAATTGGTGAATTTTTAAATTATCTTGAAAGCCCGAACGACACTCTGGGTGGATCAAACTTAAATTAACGGAGATTTAAATGGCACAGTATACTTTTGATGCTCAACTAAAAACACAAATTGCCAAAAACTTTATCTCTGATTTTGAAGCGTTTGGTAAAAATAGAGTTTATGTCGGTGTTGGTCAAGTTTATGATCCCGGATCATTAGATCCCTTGGAACATAGAAGTGTTGAAAGGGACATCGTAACTCGCAGGAACATTTCTTTTGCAAGAAGAGTTGCTCCATCAGACGTATCCTTAATGATTCCTAGAGTAAATTGGACTAGAGGAATCACGATGGCTCCGCTTGATACATCCGATGACATGTCTGAAACATTCAACGAAGCGAGTGGTGTTTCTGCTCCGTTCTATGTTGTCACAAATCAAGACAACGTATATGTGTGTCTTGATAATGGCTCTGGAGATGGTGGGCTGACTGGTTCTTTCTATGAGCCAGTCGGCACGGATACTAGCCCGATCACACTTCCTGATGGATTTAAGTGGAAATTTATGTATACCATTCCCGGCACACATATCAAGTTTAAAGACTCATCGTTTATTCCAGTCGTTTCTTTACCATACTATGATGGTATTTACAACGTATACAACGACGAAAAACAAAGACAATACGCGGTGCAATATGAAGCAAACTTAGACTCTGCATCAGGCATCGTTGATGGTGTTGGTATTGTGTCAAATCCAGCGACTTCAATTTTTGATAGAGGTGTGCCGAATAATATTAATAATGAGGTTGAGTTTTCACGAAATAACACTGTTATGATCACGCAGCCTAATCTTCTCAGCGGCGAAAATTATTATGCTGGTTATTATATTAGATTTTTGACTGGAGATGCCGCTGGAGTCGTTAGAAAAATTACTGCCTCCGCGACAAACGGTGATGCACAAGATATTTTAACACTGGACTCTGGGTTTTCTACAAATCGTTCGCCAAGCAACAAAGACCGATTTGAGATTGGCGTTGGTATCACGATTACAGGAAACGGCAAAAATGCAGCCGCTTTCGGCTCTTTGGACCCTGAAAAACGATTGCAAGAGGTTGTGGTTTACAACAAAGGTTCTGGTTATAGTGACGCGACTGCCGTGATTGACAATGATAATGGTAGTGCTAGTTTCCCTGATGTTTTGCCAACTTTAGATCCCTTGTTGTCTCAAAGTGTTGGTCGTGATCCAGTTTTTGAATTATTCGCAAACACGGCTAGAATTCAAGTTACAATTCCCGGTAACTCTGATAGCAATATTGAACAACTTGTTGGCAATGATTATAGAGATATTGCACTTTGGGCAAATCCAAAAATTGGTGCGGGACAAACTAACGAAGGTAATATTGCAGGCTATTTAGATAGAAGTTTGACCCGCGTTGACATCAAAGGAACCACTCAATCTATCGCAACACTTGTGAATGCGAGAGGTGCAAATGCTAATTTAGTGCCTGATCAAAAATATCTTTATGGTTCAACTACAAAAGAATTTGTAGAAATTTTCAATGTTTCACCAACCTCAACACTCTCGGCATCTGTTTCTGTGCGTGACATGAGTAAACCCTTTATTCGTGACGAAAAACTTACTTTACTTTCCACCGATGATAAAGGTAATTTTACTGGCACTAGCAGCACAGGCGACTATACAGTTGTCAATACATTCTATGATGATACATCACTTCAAATCAATAAACTTGATTGGAGAACCACTCATAAATTAGTCGTTGATTTTGGTGGGGATGGTCAATACGATCCCACCTCACTTGATGGCGGTGCGACCGGAAGTTCGGGAAGTCACGGTATCATCACCGCAGTTAATAACACTGATCCAGAGGACGAAAACACTGGTGCTGTCGGTAAGAGAATTGTATTACTCACTGACGTATCTAATGTGTCTGGCTCTACATTAGGCTTTGTTCCAAATGAAACACTCACCTACATGGTTGGAGTAAATCCGGTGCAAGGAACTATTGAGAGCGTTGAGGGACCGGAACTTGACCTATTTTCTGGAGAACTGTTATACATAAAAGGACTAACACAAGAGATCAGCCGTATTGTTGAACAAACTGATGTCTTTAGATTTACTTTTGAATTCTAAGGGGAATTAAATGCCTATTGAGCAAAAAGCATATGACTCTACCGTTATGGGTGGTGTTCCATACTACGACGACTTTGATCAGCAAAAGAAATTTTTGAAAATGCTTTTCAAGCCGGGACTTCCTGTTCAGGCTAGAGAACTCACACAGGCACAAACGATCCTCCAAAATCAAATTGAACGCTTTGGGTCATACGTTTTCAGGAATGGATCAGTTGTCCTCGGAGGTGGTGTTTCAACATCATCCGCTAATTTCGTAAGACTTTCAGAAGAACTGCCCCTTGAAACTTTAAAAAGATTAGTAAATCAAAAAGTTAGAGTCACAAAGGGGGACGGCTCAAATGTTGACGCTATTGTTTGTGGATATGCTGATAAATCATCATTGGCAAATGACGCTTTCCAAATTGTTTTCCTAAAGTATACTACTGTTGGTGAATATGAATCTGGAGAAAGAGTCTTTACAATTGGTGAGGGTAATATTGGTGTTGAATTCAATGTGTTAAGTGGGTCTACGCCCGGATCTGGGTTTGTTCAAACATTTGTCACTGTGGATCAGGGTGTGTTTTTTATTGACGGATATTTTTGTCTTGCAGACGCTCAATCCGCAGCAGCCACCACAGACGATACAACATTAGGCTACAGAACATTTCTTACAACCACTAGTTCCGTTGGATTCAAGGCTGACAAAACTGTTGTTGATCCCGAAACTGATACGTCTTTGCGTGATCCGTCATTTGGTTTCAACAATTTCAATGCCCCCGGAGCAGATAGATTTAAAATTGAACTTATTTTAGAGTCAAGAGAATTAACTGGAGATGCCACCGACTCAAACTCTTACACGATCAGTGATCCCGTAAACTTCTTTGAATTGGTGCGAGTAATTCAAGGACAAGTAACTAAAAAAATTAAATATCCTGAACTTGCAGAACTTGAAAAAACTTTAGCAAGAAGAACATTCGACGAGTCTGGTAATTACACAGTTAGTCCGTTTGAGATTGAAGTAGGCACGCACGAAGAAATTTTTGGTGTTGTTGACGAAAGTAAATTTGGTGTCAAACTTTCTCCCGGTAAGGCGTACGTTAGTGGTTTTGAATTTGAAACAATTGCACCTACATTTTTAACTGTAGATAAAACGACAAGCACGCTGACCACACCCTCCGAATATCAACTATCACAGGGGTCATTCTTTTCACTTAAGGGATCTGTTAGAGAGACAGATTTTGATGGTGATAATACATCAGCGTTAATTGAAGGAATCACTCTCGATGGATTTATTAATGAAACTATTAATTTATTCACAGACGGTAACCCTGTAGATATTCTCGATGATTCTGACAATGTTATTGGCTCCTGTGTGCCAACACACCTTTTGTTTGACAACACCGAAACAACAACCCCCGCCAGATTATATTTTCACTCACGAACCATGACGGCTCCTGACAATCAGATTAGGAGACTCTCTAGAAAATCGGATGGTGTGGAAGTTTTTGGTATTGCGTGTAATTTTTCAAGTAGTGGTAATGACACTATTGTTACTCAAAATGCAAAAAGAATCGCAAGAGTCAGTGGTAGTGGGTCTGTTAGTCAACTTCTCAACCCAGTCAGATGGACAACTATTAAAGCATTCAAGGGAACTGCAAATGCTAATGGTGTAGTTGGTTTTACAAGTGGAATCGGTAGTAAGGATTTTCTTGCGACAATTGGTGTTGACTCTGACAATGCACAAATTAGACCTGTCGGGTTGGTCAACTTAAGTGGATCGCCACAAGAGAATACTGGTGAAAATAACCTTGTGTTAATTAAACCAAATTTTGTTCCTTCTATTGATAACAGTAAGTCTTCAATTGATTTGGACTTCGGAACAAACTGTGCCAACAGACAAATCACTTGTTTCTTGCCAATGAATTTTGAATCTGTCGCAAATATTAGAAAGAAAACACTTTCTGGAAACACAAATGTGACTGTCAACGCAGGAGATGAACTCACCACACAAAATGTTTTGTCTCTTGGGTTTACTGATGTAAAAGAAATTGTTAAAATTACTCAAGTTGATGATTTACTTGATGTCACTAATAAGTTTAATCTTAATACCGGACAAACAGACTTTACTTACGAAAACTCAACAATTGAATTAAAAGATCCTTTAGATCCTGACATTAGAAAGAGCAGTGATTTTACTGTCACACTTAAAAGATTCCTTCACTCAGGAGATGGTCCATTTACGAAAGATAGTTATGTGGGTGTCAAAGCCAGTGAACTTGATGCAACAGGAACAGAGGGTCTGAGTCCTTTTGATATTTTAGACTTTAGACCAATTAATTCAAGTGGTAACTACACTCAAGGAACTGGTCAACCATCACAAACACCATTCTTCACGACTGCCTTACCATCTTTTGCCACTGTGTCATCTTTCTTACCTAGAATCGATAGTGTGGTTTTAACAAAAGAAAGAAAACTTTTAATTGTTCAGGGATTCCCCGATAACGAACCACAACCACCAAGGATTGCATCTGGTGATTTAGAACTTTACAGAATTAGAATTAATGGTGCTGACTCCGACGCACAAAGTCTTCAAGTTGAAAACATGGATAGCCAAAGATTCACCATGTCACAAATCAATGAACTTGAAAACAGAACAACTGATGACTTTGTAGAAAATTATAAAAAGAACATCATTTCAAATATGGTTGCTCGCGGTAACGCTGCTTTTGCAGATGCCTCTGTAAATGAGGACGATGTTTACATCGACGATCTTTTGGGATACGAAAATGTTGATGCTGTGGATGAAAAATGTAATGTGTCGTTTGATCCAATTAGAAATCAATTAAGACCTGCATTTAGAACCACAGCAGTGACACAATTTGAATTTGATGGTGAAAATCCGTCAACTGGTGTCACCTTTTCCAGTGATGGTATCGCACTTTCAAATTTTTCTGAGCCTGCACAAAGTTACATTGTTCAAAACTTTACTAACTCACCAGCATCTTCAGTGAACATTAACCCGTTTGGAATTAATGATTACTTGGGTAAAATCAAGTTAACACCACATCGTGCGAAATATTGGAGTGAAACAAAAAGAGCGAGAGTCACTGCGAATATTAGAGGTGAACTCAATTCTTATGAATCAGATATTTCCTCATATGATAATCAAGGTAGAAGACTTGGTTTTGGTACAGTCTTTAGGGATTGGGAAGTTTTCTGGTGTGGCGTAGAGGAGAGAGAGCGTGACATTGTTCAAAATACACCAAGCAATAGAGTTTATAAGGCTCCTAAAAAATCTGCAACAATCAAACGCATCTTAACTGAAAAAGTTAAAAAGATTGTGTCAAATAGAGTTGTTGATTTGTCAATTCGACCGTATCTCGACACCTTTACTTTGAGGGGTGTGGTTGAAAATGTTTTACCCGGTGCAACATATAATCTTTTCTTTGATGGTGTGCAGCAAAACCTTGACACTGAACCGTTCACAGCGTCAGAGCAAGACGCGGAAAGAGGTGGCGGGGGGACGTTTGAATTCACCACAGTGATTCCTGCTGACACCTTCACAATCGGTAAAAAACTTGTTCGCGTGGTTTCGGGTTCTCCAACAAATTCAATCGTTGATTGCTCTTCATCCGCTGATGAAATCTTCCACGGTGAAGGGTTCCCAGATGTTACACTGTTTGGTGATAATTTAGTTAGACCTGTCACACTAAGAAGAAAGGCTGCGAATGTAGAGGAAATTGCCGATGAGTATTTCTCTGATGTTTTTGAAACATCCAACTCAAAATTAGTCAACGCTCTCAATCCTGTATCTCAAACATTTAATGTTGATGCAGAACTTTACCCAAATGGTGTTTTTATTAATAAAATTGATTTGTGGTTTACCAGAGCAAACAAAGATGTGATGCTCAAAATTCATCCAACGAGAGCGGGCAATCCACTCACAAGTGTTGTCATGCCGTTCTCCGAAGTTTCATCAGTCTCACGCGAAGCCCAATTCACCACAAGTGGTTTGGTGCAGTCAGTGATTGATACGTCATCTACGCCTTTTGAATTTACAACTCCTGTGTATTTACCAGCGGGTGAATACTCAATCTCTGTTTCAACAAATGATACTGATGCAGAAGTTGTAACGTATGATGAAACTTCTGGTGACGCACCGATTAGACCTACAAGTATGTTGAAGTTATACTTGCCACAAAATGATGGGTCCGTTGTTGGATATCAAGATCAATACTTAGCGTGCAATATCACAAAATGTGCTTTTGATGTAGCAGTTGGTAACAACTTTGATATGTCTGCGTCTATCACAGAAAACACACCAATTGATTCGATTTTTGTCTCTGCCAACCCTCCTATCGTCAGCACTCTTGATACCTCCGTGTCCGTGAGAAATGGTGATGATTTAATTGTCAACTCAAGTAACACGAATACAACTATTGATAGCATTAACTTTGGTGGAAGAAAAAGTGCTGAGATTGAGCAAACTTTAAATTTCACAATCAATTCTGATGGTGATGTCTCTACTGTTGTTGATACTGAATCCGTTGCAATGTTCGTTCCAAGTTTTGATATTAATGAGGCATCAACACCAAATGATGAGGAAGTAAATGACGCTGGTTCTGCATCTCACTTTAGGTATTACTCTAAAGTGGTTGAGACTGATTCTATCTTAGATGGTATGGTTGTTTCACTCGACGGATTGTTTAGAGGTCTTGATGATCTAAGAGTCTTTATCAGAAGAGCAAAAAGTGATGAAAATATCTTTACAAATAACTTTGAAGAATTATTTGTTGGTAATGATTCCACGAAAGTTTTCAATCCAGAAGACTTAACACAAACTTTTGCAAGACAATTCACTGGTGATGATAGATTTACAAGATATCAAATCAAAGTTGTTGGACAAAGAGCCGAGCCTGCAACCGGAAGATCAAATCCGTTTATCACATTCTTAGGTGCAGCACCCACACGATCTGCTGGTTCATTCACTGCATCTGGAGGTTTTACACCGACCATTTCAATTCCAACTGGCACGATCATGCCTTACTTTGGAGATCCAAATGCAGATATTTTAAGCGAACTTGATGGATCACCTGCGGCATTCCTTTTGTGCAACGGACAATCCGTTGAAAATGGTGTCTACGAAACACTTTTCTCGGCGTTGCAATCTGCCACAGGTCAAAATCCACCAGAGGGAACTGAGCCTAACACATTTAAGGTTCCCGATTTGCGAGGAAGAACAACGATTGGTGCTGGTACAGGAACCGGTCTAACTCAAAGAGATATTGGGACAAATGTTGGTTCGGAAGAGGCTGACATTAGTAATCTTACTTTGACCGCAACAGCAAAAATTGGTGTCGATGGCACTGGCTCAGGCACAACCTCCGTCTTTAGCAGTGACGCAATTATTAACAGTGCTGATGAAGTCCAAAATACAAACACAACGGTTATCGATATCACATCATCTGGAAGTGATGGTGCTGCTGGTAATGTTCAACCCTCGTTTGTTGTTAACTACATAATCAAGACCTAATAGGAATTAAGAATGACTCAACCTCCCTCACCCGGAAATACGATGGCTGACCTGCTTACCAGCGATACATTTCGCACATGGTTTGACAGATCAAATGAAATAATCGGTTTCGTCAATCCGATTGAAGTTTATGGATTGACAAACGACACAATCCTTCCCGGTGTGACCTTTGAAATTGATTCTGATGGGATTGCAAAACTTGGACTCAAACTTCCAAGATTCATTACAGGCGATTATATTTTTGGCGGTGGAGTCACCTTTGAAGGTGACCTCATTACATTTACTGGAAACACCGTTGACTTTGGCGGTGCAACACTAACTGGAAGAGTTGTTAGAACAGTAAATGGTATGACAGGGGACGTTGTTATCTCTGGTGCAGGGTTGAATCTTCCGTCTGGTCTGACAACCGGCGATATTTTAGTTTATAACGCTGCTGGTGAAACGCTTGAAAAATTTAGTCTTTTCACTGGCGGAACCTTTGAAAATAATTATATCAATTTTGCAAATACCGGTGGAATGATTCTTGGTGCTGCGACTCAAGATGCAGGAAACTTCCGTCCCGGCTCTATTCAACTTCATGCGGGTGGCACTTCATCAATTCTTTTCCGAGATACTGACTACACGGGAAGTGTTGTCAGAAGAATTGGTACAATCGTTACACATAATGTGGAAGGTGATAACGTATTCTTTAGAATTCAAGGTGGTGATACTAGCGGAAATCTTGATTCCGACACAAATGCACCATACGTCACTATCGAGAGTAGTGATCGAGAACTTGGATTGTTTGGAATCACAAACCCAGATGCCCCTGTTCACTATCTCAGTCGATCCGGTGTAAGTGCCGACTTTGTTTTACAAATTGACGGCAAAACTGCTGGCTTTGGTATCGGTATTAATAAAGAGGGTGACGCAGACTTAGACCTTTACCCAGATGAAAAACTTCGTGTGATTCTTGATAAAACTGACAATCGTGCTTTCTTTGAGGTTCAAGGATCACAAGGCACGAACAGGGCGAATGTATTTAAAGTTGGACAAACTGGTGATGTCATCATCGGTGGCGATCTTAGAACAGATGGAAACACACTTGGTGCGTTGAATCTTGCCAGTGGTAAGTTATATGTCGGTGGACAAACTGGTGCTGATGGCACTGCACTTATTTCAAACGGGGTTACCGTTGAGTGGGGCAGTGTTGCTGGTGGATTCGAGCAGGTTCTTATTGAGTCTGACACAGATGGACAATATGACACTGTTACACCAACGACTGGAACAATTCAAGGACTGTTGGTTAATAGAGGTAACAATGTTTCTGTTGTCGGTGATATCGTTGATGGTAAAACTTTAGGAATTACAATTGGATCATTCATCGTATCCAAAACATCGGCAGAATCTATTAATACAGAACATGAAACTATTGAATTCGCAACACAGTCTGGTCTTGCTGATATTCAAACTAGTGATACAACAGATTTAGATGGAAGAAGAGTAAGAAGATATACCTTCCCCAGAGGCTCTGGTAGTGGCTCAGGACTTCAAGGCTATAAGTTCAGTCTTGGACAAATTAGTGGCACTAATCCGGGCAAGATTAATATTACTGGTACTGGTAGTGAAAAACAACTTAGTGTTGATAGCAGAACAATCAATGGTCTTAATATCGAGCATTACTTAAGACAAATTAGTGCTGCTCCCGGTGGTGGAAGTAAAATTTACATTTTGTGGGATGAGGACTCTGGACAAAATCCATCCAGTGGCAATTATGTTTTTGCCTTAAGACCTAATGAAGTCAGCGAGTCAACATTAACAGACAGCAACCAAAACACAAGAAAATCTTTTAAATTTACAGGCTACCCTGATCAAGACCCCGGCTGGGCTGAAACTGGATCAGATGAAAATAAATCTGTTTATCTTTTCTTTGATAATAACTTTGGTTCCACTGGATCGGGTTTTGAGGCTGCGTCAGTAAAGAAAAGTGTTGGTGATGATTTAGCATTAGTTGGAAACTCAATCAATAGAATTGCTTTGATCGGCGGAACGGGTGTGACGATTGAAAGTTCGTTCGCATCCGACGAGCAACACGGGACAACCGCATCATTTACCTTTACTGCGATTGGTCTTTCCGGTAACACTGGTGGGACAGGTAACACTGGCAGCACCGGAAGCACTGGTTCGACAGGAGCGACAGGCTCCACTGGTGCTACAGGTGCGACAGGTGCTACTGGAAACACGGGTGCAACTGGTAACACTGGTGGCACTGGACCCGCAGGCTTCCCCGGATTCAAGTATGATGTGGTCGCTTCTTCAACACCGGGAAGTGGTGAAATTTTCAACTCTGCCACTCAGATTATTATTAATAAAACAACAGCAGATAGTGTTGATATTTCTAGTCTTTTAAATAATATTAATGCCACGGCACAAGATAGAGTAAATCTTTTGGCAACTGATGGTGGCATTATTAGTTCTAGAATTTCTAATATTCAAGGTCCGGCATCAAACAGATATACAATCACTTTTAACACTGCAACCCGTGTCGGCTCTGCAATTGCGTCTGGTAAAGAGGCTTACTTCTATGCAAACGTAGCCGGACTTGGAAATACTGGTGCTACAGGTTCGACAGGTGCTACTGGTGCTACCACACCCGGTCCAACCGGAAGCACCGGTTCAACGGGTGCGACAGGTTCCACGGGTAATACTGGTTCTACTGGTGCGACTGGTAGCACCGGCTCGGCTGCTTTCTTCAATTATGTTGTTTCATCTGATGTCGCCCCAAATAATGATGGCGAACTGTTCATGCAAACCGTGGCTGCTGGTGACCCCTCAAATAACCTTCGATTATTTACCAATGTCGTTGAGGGTGTAGATGTTGAGGATTACCTTGTTGGTGTGACGGTTGGATCAAGAGCGTTTGTCTCTGCGACTGACGGCTCTGGTAGGTTCCTGTCTGGTCAAGTTATTGCTTCACAAGAAGTCTCAGCAACACCGCCATATTATCTTTACGCTTTAAATGACATTTCTGGGGCAAAGATTCCTACTGGTGTCCCGGTTCAATTCTATGCTGTAAACCCCGGACCCGCTGGTGGACAAAACTATCAATTCCTCTATCATGACAACTTTAAGGCTACGGGTGCGTCTGGACTTGAATACGAGCCAACCACGAACACTGTTGACATCACGGGTGGCAAACTGAAATTACACGACACACTTGGCGAAGATATGTCCTCTCAAGATGGTGTGCAGGTTATTCGGTCTGACGGGGTGTCGGCAGGGTATAAGATTATTGTTCCCGAAACTGGTCCCGCTGGTCCGGGTACAACAACAAACAAAACTGTTGTTGAGCAAATTACAATTCCAAAGGGTGCGGAGGATGATGTCATTGCTCATACCTTCTTCTTGAGTGACAATGGTGGAGGAAACAATAGTTTTGCAAGAAACTGTTTTGTTAACTGTCAGTCAAATGGTAAACCGGCAAACAGCAGCGGAAACATCGATGTGTCTAGCGGTTTTGGTCCTATTAATGCGTCTTGTAAAAGGGCTTACTCACAAAACGGCACTGATCTTGATGAGTATAATGCACTTAGCGCACCTAGTGGTAGTGGTGACCCTACTAATGGCACTGACGATGGATCTGGTCCTTTGAGAACAATTGTTGATGCTGCTGGAAATCCACTCACTGGTAACTATGATATTGAAGTGACTTTGTACCCACAAATCTACTACATGGGCGGCAGTGATGCGATGAAACAACTTGCACTTGGTGATGTTGAATTCGTTCCCAACGACTTCCAAAGACAAATTTCTGTGGCAGACCCAAAGTATGCTAGAATTCAACCTGTTGGATGTTCAACAGAAGACTTGCAATTAGCACCTGTCATTGGTGTCGCTATCTTTGAGGACAAAGCAATTTCGGATTGTGACTTGAACGATGTATCTTTGGACAACAATGATACAGATTCAGTCAATACTCTGTTTGCATTGCCGAATCAACCCATTAATAGAGTATTCGTAAATGGTCAATTGGGGTCACCAATCGGAACTAGAAGAATGAACTTCTTGGATCTTAGGAAACTCTCTGGTTACAAACGTGGATTTGCGAATTTAGACACGACAATTGAGTATCCTGAAGGTGCGAATGAAGCAACAATGCCAATTACGTTTAGGGCGACAGGCAGTGTTTCAAATAGTTTGAGAATTTGTCCTTTTGCTACACTATTCCCAGTCGGGTTGCTTAGTTCGTTTGGAGCAGAAGTTCCACTAACGACAGTTGCCGATGCCACACCCAGAAACAATAGTAAAACACAACACGTTAGCAGTAGTACCCCGTACCAAAATATAGCCTTTGCTGGTGCGAGATTTACAGGGGACTCGAACAATGGCTTCGGACTTCAACCTAATACCGCCGATGGCTTTTACACAATCAAGGCAAGTTTCTTTACAGTATAAGGAGAATTATAGATGCCCGGAGAAACATATGGAGGACCGTACTTTGGCGACCGAACAATTCTTGTGTTCGATGGGAGCGGTAACTACCTCAATAGAAATGTTTTAGGTTTTACGTCCGACGCTGTGTTTGAAGGCATCACCTCTGCCACCACCGAATATGTGCAGGCTGGTGGTGAAACTTTTGGAACTAATGCAGAACTCAGAAGATTCATGGCAAGCGTGTTTTTTGCACGAACAAATCGTCGAAGAGATTTCTTGGAAGAGGGTAAAAAATCTCCCTCTCTTTCAAACGTAAATAATTTTGCAACTGCCGCTACAAGGTCTGCAAAAGGTGTGACAATTCCACCACAGTCTAGGACTCTTTCACAAATTGATCCAAGAAGTTCTCATTTCTTATATCTCGCAGCCACATCAGGATATTTCACCGCTGATCATGGCGACGAGATTCAAATTAAAACGACCACTGGTACGACATTACAAGCATATTTTGGTGGTAGTGCGGAAGGTGGCGGAACACCCGGAGTAAGTGGTGGATTTACTTTTGGTATTTACCTTTTTGGGGTCGGTAGAACCGCTGGTGTAACTGGAGCCACAGGTTTTGTCAACATCACGGCAGGCAACTCACTAGAAAATATGAATAATGGTGTAACAACATCTCTTGTTGCAAACCCATTTATTTCAGGTAGTGTCTTAACACCAAACATCGCAAGAACTATTGTAAACTTTTCTGATTTTAGAGATTCAATCATAGGTCAGATGAAGGAGTCCTCAGCCGTAACAAACAGGGTCACCAGCACATTTGCAGACTCTACCTCGGTTTCATATAATGCTCACTCGAAACTTCTTGATCAACTACAGGATTTTAAGACGCTTGTTGATGCAAACCATAAAGTTTATGGAAGAACCGCAGCGGCATATATTGAAACCATTGAAATTCGTGGCTTGAGCGGAGCAACTTTCCAACTGTCTGTTACGGGTGGTGGTGGTGTTACGACTCACGCTACACCCGGATCTGCTGGGTTCACCGGATCATCGGAATTTGATGTGGTGTTATTCGATGCCTTTAATCATAGACTTATCACAATGAGTGAGACTCCTGCCACTAATTCTGATAAACTCAGACCGTTCACCACAATTCGTGAACTTGAGCAAGTGGATTTCCTTAGTCTCTAATGTCTAAAGATAGCGATAACCGCCCAAAGGACAGTATCAAAAGACGTAGGAAGCCTCGCTCCAATACATATAAAAGGACAAGGAGCGATTTAGATGGCAATACCCACGACACGCGAAGAACTAAAGCAGTATGCTCTAAGGAAACTCGGCGCACCAGTCATCGAGATTAATGTTGACGATGCCCAACTTGAGGATGCGCTCGATGATGCGATCCAGATTTTCAATGAGTATCACTTCGACGGTGTAGAACGTGCATTATTTAAGCACGCGATCACTCAAGACGATATCAATAATGGATTTATTGACACAAGCAGTCTTGGATTGACCGGACCTAACGATTACCCACAGGTTGCCGGTGGTGGTAAAATTGTTTCGATTACTAAGGCATTTCAGTTTGATGAGGGTGGAGCAGGTGCAAACATGTTTAGCGTTCGATACCAGATGGCTTTGAACGACACTTACGGTCTTCGCTATGGTGGAGATATGACAAACTATTATATTGCTCAGTCGTATATTAGTCTTCTTGCTGACTTGCTTGATCCCGAAAAACAAATTCGTTTTAATAGAGTTACCAATCGTGTTTATCTTGATATGAACTGGTCTGAGACTGTTGAGGTAGGTGATTTTATCGTTCTTGATTGTTATGTCGCCATAGACCCAGACGCATATACTGAGGCATTTAATGATATTTTACTAAAACGATATGTCACTGCATCATTTAAGAAACAGTGGGGAATGAATCTTATGAAGTATCAAAATATTAATCTTCCCGGTGGGGTTCAATTCAACGCTGACCAACTCATGTCTATGGCAGATCAGGAGATGAACCAAATTGAGGAACAACTCCAAGACAAGTATGAATTACCACCGGACTTCTGCATAGGCTAATCATGGCAACGAATCAATATTTCAATAAGTTCAATAACACTGCCGAGCAAACGCTCGTTCAAGACCTCGTTGATGAAACTATCAAAATTCATGGGGTTGATATGGTGTATGTGCCAAGAACTTTGGTAAATGTTGATGAAATCTTTGGAGAAGATAGACAGCCCAAGTTTGAAAATGGTAGAGAACTTGAAATGTATATCGATTCGTATGATGGCTTTGAAGGTGAGGGTGAAGTGATGACATCTGTTGGTCTGGCTATCAAAGATGAAATGACCCTAACAGTTTCAAAGAGAAGATTTTTAGATGTCTTTTCAGATAAAAATTATCCTTATCCGAGAGAGGGCGACTTAATTTTTTTCCCACTTTCAAACGGATTATTTGAGATTAACTTTGTAGAAAGAGAGCAAAACTTTTTCAACTTTGGCAAAATCTTTTCATATCAATTAAAATGTAGTCTTTTCCGTTACGCTGGATCTGACTTTGATACTGGCTTCGATCAGATTGATGGTGTTACATCCACGGCTGTTGATCAACTTTACCTTGCTCAAATGGGCAGCACCGGATCAGGAAACTTCACTGAGGGTGAGGTCGCGTACTTGTATGATACGAGTGGCGTGACTGGTGCGACCATGAATGTGATTGATTGGAACTCCTCTAATAAACAAGTTGAACTTCAACTTGTCAGCGGCAGTATTGATAACTTTAGAAATCTTTTGGGTGACTCCTCTGGTGCAACTTACCATATTGATTCGATTGGACTGACTGCCGACTTCTTTGTTAAAGATGTCTTTGAAGATAATTTATCATTCGGTTTAGAGTCCTCTTCATTCTTGGACTTTACAGATACAGACCCATTCTCGGAGGGTGACTTATAATGTTTGATGTATTTTACAACGAGTCATTAAGAAAAACAGTGGTTGCATTTGGCAGTCTGTTTGATGAAATTTTTGTGCAGCGTCGTGATAGTAGTGGTAACACCGTTAAAAAAGTTTTGGTTCCAATCACCTACTCACCCAAAGAAAAATTCAAAAGAATGTTAGACGAGTACCCGCTTCTAAAAGGTAATGATACTGATGTTGCAATATCAGAAATTTTACCTCGCATGGGTTTTAATCTTACCTCGATTAATTACGATCCGTCAAGAAAAAGAAATACTTTATCAAAAAGATATGCTGCCACAGATACCACTGGTGTGTTCAATCGACAGTTTGCAGAGGTTCCCTACACTCTTAACTTTAGTTTGTCCATTGTAACAAGAACTATGGATGATGCTTTGCAGATTGTTGAGCAAATCCTTGCATACTTTACGCCCGATTTTACTGTTACATTAAATTATACTGATATTAACACAAAAGTTGATTTGCCAATTGTAATCCAATCAATCACCCCAGAGGTGGATTATGAAGGGGATACAAATACTCAAAGAACAATTACATTTACAATGGATTTTGCTGCACTGAGTTATATTTTTTCACCGATCAAAACACAAAAGCACATTACAAAAACAGACATCACAAACTTTTTTGCATTCTTTGAGGATAATGGTTGCATCACCGGTCCTACTGGTGCTGCCTCTAGAATTATTACGAGTGTCACCGGTCCCTCTGGAGCAGATACTTTACCGCCATTGGCTGGAACCACTCAAGAAATTTTTGTGTTCCCAAATACCTTAAGCATTACAGGAGCAACTAAAGATGGATAAAAATAATGAAAATCCGCTTGAAGATGCTTTAAATATAGAGCCTACAGAGGTGCGGAAAACGACACCT